ATTAATTTGGCTGGCGCAAACACGGTAACCTCGACGGTTACAGGCGGTCATGCGTATATGAACCCGACCGGTGTTTAAGGAGTAAGACATGGCTATTTCACGCGCACAACTACTGAAAGAGCTGCTGCCTGGCCTGAACGCTTTGTTCGGCATGGAGTATGCTCGTTACGGCGAAGAGCACAAGGAAATCTACGAAACCGAGACTTCCGAGCGTTCCTTCGAAGAAGAAACCAAACTGTCTGGCTTTAGTGCCGCACCGGTCAAGAACGAAGGTTCTGCGATCTCGTACGACAACGGCCAGGAAGCTTGGACTGCTCGATACAACCACGAAACCATCGCTCTGGGTTTCTCGCTGACCGAAGAGGCCATCGAAGATAACCTGTATGACAGCCTGTCGGCTCGTTATACCAAGGCGCTGGCTCGTGCGATGTCCTACACCAAGCAGGTGAAGGCGGCAGCAGTTCTGAACAATGGCTTCTCGTCCAACTACCCCGGTGGTGACGGCGTTGCTCTGTTCAGCACAGCTCACCCGCTGGTATCCGGCGGCACCAACAGCAACACACCGACGACCCAAGTTGATCTTTCGGAAACCGCGTTGGAAAACGCAGTCATCCAGATCGCAGCTTGGACCGACGAACGTGGTCTGCTGATCGCCGCACGTCCTCGCAAGCTGATCGTGCCACCGGCACTCCAGTTTGTGGCCACCCGCCTGTTGGAGACTCAACTGCGTCCGGGAACCAATGACAACGACGTCAACGCCATTGTCAACAACGGTTCGATTCCGGAAGGCTATACGATCAACCACTACTTGACCGATACGAACGCATGGTTCCTGACCACTGATGTTCCTAACGGCATGAAGCACTTTGTTCGTATTCCGTTGCAGAACTCGATGGATGGTGACTTTGATACTGGCAACGTACGTTACAAGTCCCGTGAACGTTATTCGTTCGGTTTTTCGGATCCACTTGGTATGTTTGCATCTCAAGGTGCTTGATAGAAGGGGGGTTAAAAACCCCCCTTTTTTCATAGATTTATGCTATAACGCGGTAACTCCGGGAAACCCCGGTGAGGCAAACAGTCCCGGCTGACGACATGCAGATTGCCCCACCTAACTCGCATGTGAGGACAATTCGATGGCTGTATCTACTACCCAATCCATTTGGCGTTCGGGAGGCGGTGATAACACTCGCCAAGCCTACTGTGGCACCGGCGTCATGGCAGCAACTTTCTATGTTGCTAACGCGGCAGTCTCTGGCAACGTTGTTGTTGCACAGGGTCAAACTACTGAACTCATTCTTCCTGCAAACGCTGTTGTTACGCACGTCATGATTACTGACGCGCTAACCTCTGGCACGATGAACGTTGGCTACGTCACTGTAGACGGCGCTACCAACAATGCTTCCTATCTGGCAAACGGCGCTTCTGCTGTGGCGACTATTACTCCTGGCTCTACCGGCAACGGCGCAGGTCTGGGTCTGGTGATGAGCGCAACTAAGAACGTCAAGGTCACGACGCAGAGCAAGAGTTCGGCAACTGGTAACGTCGGTGGCATCATCTTCTATTACGTTACTGATCCCCTCTTTGGTCAGCAGAATAGCTAATAGGGGGCCATTATGGCTATGCAATCAGACGTACGGCCGGGTATATGTCCGGCCAACGCCACGACTGTAGTACTGGAAGGCCGCACCCGTTTGAAGGGCGGCTTGTTTCAGTACGGCACAACGTCGACGGTTCAGATCAGAGATGGTGCTTCTAATCTGGTGGTGTTCACAGCGCCCGGTGTAGCAGGCGTTACTCCGTTGAACATCCCTGATCAGGGGATCATTTGCAGATCAAACCTGACTGTTGTGACCAGTGTTGGCGCAAACGTAACGGTGTTCTATGGCTAAGAGTCCGGCTTGGCAAAGATCTGAAGGCAAGAACCCTGAAGGCGGCTTGAACGCCAAGGGTCGCGCCTCCTACAACAAAGCCAATCCGGGTAAGCCAGGGTTGAAAGCGCCGCAGCCAGAAGGCGGCTCAAGGAAGAAGTCATTCTGTGCCCGGATGTCCGGCATGAAGAAGAAGATGACTTCCGCCAAGACTGCTAACGACCCAAATAGCCGTATCAACAAATCTTTACGGAAGTGGAAGTGTTGACCGTGGACTTAGCATTTGTCTGGAACGGCGCTCTATCGCTGTTTGTTGGCTTATTTGCGTATATCGCGCATGAGAAGTTCTCCGAGCTAGCGCGGATCACGATCTTGTTGAACAAGACCCGTGAGGAAATTGCTCGTGACAACGTGACCAAGGCGGAAGTGGATCGCATCACGGATCATATAGATCAGCGGTTCAATCGGCTGGAAACGAAAATAGACCAGTTAATTGAATCTCAACGGAGAGTGTTATGAAAAAGAAGGCCAAGCGCTATCAAGAAGGCGGTGTTTTGCGTGACCGTTTCGGCAATCCAGTGCGATCTGGTTCCGGCGAAGCGGTAAGAACCAGATACCCAGAGCGTTCTTACGATGAGCAGTCTACTGCCGACATGACTGAGAGCAGCGACTACAGCGGTCGTCGCATGAAGTCGCCAGAGCGCAGCACGTCAGAGTCGATGACATCAAGCGAGTACATGCCAAGCGGCCGGATGCCAGACATCGGCTACGGTGGTGGGGAAGAAAGCTCTGAGCGTAAGATCACTGACTATATTCGGACAAGTCCCAAAGAAGACAGTGTCACTGAGACCGTCAAGGAAGAGGTCAAACCAAAGCCGAAGCCAAAACCAAAGCCCAAGAAAAAACTTTCTGGGATGTTCGGCGACATTGATTCTGATGCTTTGAACAGACGTCGCTTGGAAGGCTTGAAAAAAGAAGATTCACCGTACGGCAAAAGCGAGCGTCTTAAAGCCATGGCTGGCACCTTCTCTGCTGATCGCGCTTTCAAAAGTACCGCAGCATCTACTCCGTACGGTCGGTCAAAGATGGGCATGAAGTCGGGCGGCAAAGTGTCTTCTGCATCATCTCGTGCTGATGGTATCGCCCAGCGCGGCAAGACAAAAGGAAGGATCTGCTGATGAACATGCCACAGATTCAAGCTCGCATTACAGAGCTTGAGGCGCGTCGGGCTCGTGGCGAGTCTGTGCCAGAGCTAGATTTTTTGTACAAGAAGATGGACGCTTTGACCCAAGAAGGCTATCGCACTGCGACTGGCGAAAGTAAGCCAAAAGCAGAGAAGAAAGCTCGTGGCGGCATGGTTGGATCTGCTTCTAAACGCGCTGATGGCATTGCCCAGCGCGGCAAAACCAGAGGGAAAATGGTATGAGAAAGCGCAGAAAGTTTGCTGACGGTGGCGTCACTGGTCAGACACAGCAGCCGACATATCCGTTCTACGGCAATCAGCCCATGGCTGGTGGTCAGAGTGGTGGCATGAATCAGACGTTCAACATGCAGCCACAAGCCATGTCTGGTCCGAATGATCAGATGACACAGCGTTTTGCCAAGGGCGGTCAAGCCAAAGTTGGCAAGGTGATGGGTGAGTTCAAAGCCGGCAAGCTAAAGTCTTCGTCCGGTCAAAAGGTTACTAATCCCAAGCAGGCCATTGCAATCGGTCTTTCCGAGGCTGGCCTTTCCAAGAAAGCCAAAGGAGGCGAGATGAAAGAGTCAAAAGCAATGGTCAAGAAGGAAGTGTCATTCATGAAGAAGAAGGGCGCTCCCAAGTCGATGGTCAAGCACGAGATGGCAGAGGCTGGCATGAAGCGCGGCGGCAAGGTCAAGAAGATGGCGATGGGTGGTTATGCAGGTGGCGGTATGCCTATGGTCATGAAGGACGGCCAGAAGGTGCCAGCTTTCGCAGCTGACGGTAAGGGCAAGATGGCTAAAGGTGGCATGGCTATGAAGAAGATGGCTTCTGGTGGTCTAGCTGCTGGTCACAAGGCTGCTGACGGCGTTGCTATGAAGGGCAAAACCAAGGCGATGCAGGTCAAGATGGCTGGTGCCAAAGGCATGAAGTACGGCGGTAAGTGCTGAGATGATGAAGTCACGTGGCATGGGAGATATCTCCGCTAGCAAGATGCCCGGTGG